GGTATCTTAAAATGTGATACCAAAGTAGTTACACTTATCCAATTAATCTCTGAGCCGTCATTGCTTCTATAGCTATGATCCTTGGCATTAAATACTATACTCATAGTTTCTCTAATTCTTCTTCTTGTTCTTCAGTAATTAAAGCATCCCATTTACCTAATGGACATGATGATGATAGTGATCTAGTTTTAAAAGCAAGAGAGCATCCACATTCATTACAGCATGGAGCTGTACCCTTTACCGCACACTTCTTACCTTTTTCTGGACACTCATCACAGATGTCATATCTAAGTCTAGAGATTTCTTCTACAGTCTCATCTCTAACAACTGAGTTTTTAATTCCCTCAAATATTTGTGATCTGTTTTGCCAGATAAGATTAAGTACGTTCTTCATTATTTTTAGTTTTAAAAAAATTTGTTTTCTTTTCCTTTTGCTCTAAAATTTTTTGTTGAAGTTTTAATAAATTATCAAGTTTTAATTCCATTGCTTTTTTGTTGTGGTATGCATTAAATGTAGACGTATCATGTCCATCTAAAACTTTATATAGTTTATTTATTGTTTTATCTACAATTGTAGGTTTAGCATATATATGACCTAAACCATCAACATTTATTCTTGGATATTTTAAATTACTAAGTATATCTCTTAAATGTTTATAGTAAAACTCAATAGCATTTTCAACTAAATGTTCTTCATAATTATTGTCTTCTGCAAAAGATTTGTAAAGTCTACTTGCTTTCTTGGGATTCATTGCTTAGAAACTTAAAGTCTAAAAGTATAACACCTTCAGTTTGAATTTTTAAATTTGGATTAACTAGTATTTGTTTTTTATTAGTTTGATCTTTAATAACTAATCCAGTTTTCTCAGCTTTATTTATACAATTCCTTACAGTTTGTGCTGATTTAAAGATTGGTTCTTCTTCTGAAGATGCATCATAACAAAAACTTGTAAGTTCAATTGGTTGATTAAAACTTAAAAGAGTTAAGCAATTAAGATCAGAATCACTCATTGTTATTCTATTTACATAACAATGAGTGAGTATCTGAAATTTTACAACCTCCCACTTTGGCATTTTTACACGCTTCTGTACTTGGTTAACTAATGCCATGACTATCCTCTTTTAAGTTTTCTGCTTTCTGATTTAGTAGCAGTTTCTGGTTGATCATTTTCTAAATCTTCCTCTTCATCTTGTGGAGGATTCATCATCATAGCAAATTGATATTGGATACTTGATCTTTTAAATCTTGCTTCATCAATTTCTAATAACAATTTTTCATAATCTAATTGAGCTTTTAAGTATGGCATTGAAGTTTTATAAAACTCAAGCATTCTTTCTTTTTGCTCTTCTAATTGTTCTGGAGTCATCTCCATTTCCGGTTGTTGGTTTGTTGTTTCCATAGTGTATTAATTTACATTAGTTTACACAAATATATATAAAATAAGTTTAAATAAAACAAGTTTAAATAAAAAATCCAGGTATAGTATATACCCGGATCATGTTACTTAGAGAAGATTAAATAATATTATCTATTCTTAATAGTCAAATTTAATATTGTAAGTAAATAAAAGTTTCTTGATATGTCCATTTCAAATGTAAATATATCTAATGATGATAATCTTATTCTAATCATTATTTTATCCCATTGCTTAGCAGATGATTTCCAAGAGTTTCTAAATTTCATATTATAGGTTTTTTAACATTTCTATTACTTTAGGATCTGGATACATATCACTCTTGTCTTTTCTTACAGAATTATGTGTGTAGATTCCAGGTACTCCTTTGAATGCTTCTTTATCAATAGCCCAGATTTCTGATCTATAAGTTTTGGGAATATCATATGTTTCACATAAATACTCTACCAATTGTCTTAAAGATTCTATCTGTGCATCTGAATACTTGTACCAATATTTGGTACCTTTAAATGGTGTCTCTAGTGTTGTAACATTCTCAGGTTTAACTACACCATTTACATAGTTATAGTATTTACCATTGCGGAGTTTTAATGGACCCCAGTTACACACTTCTATACCTACAGAAAGTTTATTAAGGTTCTGATACTTTGCACCATTCTTAGTAAAGTCTTCTGAATCAATACCTAAATGCCAAGCCCAATGTTTAGATGAAAAGCATTGTACAATGTCTCCATTCTCCCCAATAACAAATGCAGTTGCTATTCTTGTATCATTACTATTCCAGTACCGTGATACAGCTACTGCATTGCCTCCACCTGCTGTATGATGCAGATAGATTTGTGTCTTCTTAGACTCTTCAGCATAGAACTGATCTTTGTCTAATCTCGCTTGTACTATTTTACTAATATCTAGTTTCATTAGTTCTTGATGTCTTTATAAGTGTCTGATGCGTCTTTTAAACCTTTTCTTAGTTTCTTTACAGTATCACATGTTTTATTAAGTACATTGTTACCTGTAATATCAAACCAGTTCTCATTGATTGAAGCTAATTCTATAATTGAGAATATGCCAAGTAAAATATTTGTAAGTATTGCCGGAACAGCAATTACAAAATCAAAGTTTAAAAACTTTAGTAATCCATTAATGAATGGAGTAAGTGCATAGTAGTCTAATGGGAATACAACACCCGCAGTAATATAATAACCCAGGGCTTTGTAAACATATCCTTGTCTAAGGATTCTAGATTTAAATACATCTCTGTATTTTCTCTTAGTTTCTTTAGTTATTTTTTTAAGAGATATTAGTTTAACAACTGTATCTACAAAGATTATAAACATTAAAATTATTGCCATTAATTGAATAGGTGCAAAGAAAGATGAAATTGTCAAAACTGCCAGTGTTATATTTGTTCTCATAATGTAGGTATTTGAGCTTTAATCAGACGGTATATAATATATAATATAATAATTATTAACCATATTCCACCCAACCATGCTAGGAAGTTGACCCAACCCGGGATATATTTTATTTTTTGTGGCTTTTGAGTTTTTGTTACAAGTTTGGTTTTGTAAATTGTATTGCCTTTAACTGTCTTGTATACAGTATCTACACGGGCAATTACTTTGTATTTATTATCTCTTACTCTTGATTGTAGTTTAATAATAGTACCATCTTTTTCAGCTAGTCTAGAAGCATATACATTACCTAATGAATCACAGAATAATGTATCTTCTATATATACAGTTTCTCCAGGAATCTTAATTGTAGTATCTCTAATTTGAGTTATATATACTGTACTATCTTTTTGTGTACATAGTGGACAGTATTTCTCCAATCTTCTTTCTAGTGAACAAGAAGTAACAAATACTAGCAATAAAGAACATAGAAATAATCTTTTCATTATAAAGTAGCAAATGTTATAAATGCTGCAAATGTATTTGTTGAACCATCAAAGAATACATTCTGGGACACTAAATATGAATCAGGTGCATTAGCAAATTCTGCATTAATTAAAGACTCTAATGTTGACGGATTATTATCAAATAAGTAAAGAGTTCTTAAGTTTCTATACTGAGGTATTGAAAGCCCTTGTAAAGTTTTCAATTGAAAAGGAAAGTTATTTCCTTTATTACCATAATCTTTTAAATTTCCTACTGACATAATTATTATTTTTTATTTATCTACTTACTTCTTCCCAGTCCATTGATGCATAAATAAGCTCAGTATTTGTACTTGCACTAACTATTAAAGCAATCTCATAAGGAGTACTAGTAAAAGTATCTCTTTCAAGTTGAAAACTAAACAATGCTTCTTTAAGTATATCTAAACTTACTGATGCTTGTGTACTTGATGTTAAGAATCCGGATGCTAATATTCTTCCTCCTGCAAAACTTGTACCTGTAATATTATATTCAACTGATGAATTTACTCCTGCAGGAACCCATGCTCCACCAGTTGTTGTGCCAGATGCTACTATTTTCCAATTGTAAATACCTGTTGCTACACCCATTATTGAAAGAGCTGTGAGGATTACTACACTATCTAAATAACCTGCTCTTAATTTTATACTTATTATTGGATAATAAGTTCCTGCAACAGCCAAACTTGTTGGAGCTGTAATAGGAGTACCTATCGCTTGTTGCGCACCTCTTAATTCATAACCACCTTCAGAAATTACTGTAGAGCAAACCTGTTTTAGTGTACTTGGATTTACGGTTACTCCTATATTAGTTATTTCATATCTCAATGGTAGAGTTGCAGTTGTTATATATGTTGATGGAATTAAATTAGCATGATTAAATTTATGGCACACAATAAAATTACCATCTATAATAAAACCTAATCTTACTGTTCCTTCTCCCAACCATTCAATATCCATAAACATTATCTGAGCTTTGGTAATATCTAATGTTACACCAGAAGGACCAGTACCATTCATTTTATCAACATTCCATGCTGATTGATCTACTACAGATTCAGTAACTACTCCAGTAACTATACTTCTTTCAACAAAACTAAGTGTGTAGTTATTTAATTGAAGATATAAACCATTATCTGTTCCAAAGTAACCGACTCGTTGTCTAAGATTATTTTGAGCTGGAGACATTACAAATGTAGTAAGTATTAAAAGTGATTTTCCTGGTTGATAAGAAAATACTTTAGTAGTTTCACGTAGTACTTGAGAACCATTTGTAGTATTTACATTTAAATTTACTAAACCTTCATTAGGACTAAATACGGCAGCACCTCCACTAGCAGTAGATGTATTCCATAAACCATTGTCATGATATCTATGGGAAGAATCAAATAATGTTAATGGATTAGAAACTCTTTGTCTTCCAAAGGCATCTACAGCCATTGCGCCAGCGGATACAAGATTTGTATTAATACTATCATTAATAGTATCCAAACCTAGCAACATTCTATATTGCCAAGGGAAATTATTCCCTTTGTTTCCGTAGTCCTTTAGATTGCCTATTGACATAATTAATCAATGATCATAAAGTGTATACGTACAGCACCATTTAATGCATTAAGAGCATCAACATTAGATATAACTAATGTAAGTGATCCTGCAGATAAATTACCAAAACTAACCACTGGAAAACCAGTACTAAAATACTCAACAGTTAAAAGAACAGTTGATTTAGTTGTAAGGTTAGCATTGTTAAAAGTAAATGACTCTTGTCCTGTTGCTGCTGTAGTAAGTGCTACAGTTTCAACAACTCCATTTCTTGAATTAAGAGTTACTGGATTACTAGAAACAATTGTTTGAGTTACTGTTCCTTTATCATATAATGATTGTAATGGTTCTGCATTTACTGCTAATGGTAACCAAGCATCATCTCTTGTTACATCTCTAGATCCAATTGCTAAAAGATTAGGTACATCTGTTGGTAAAGTGGTTCTATAATTACCAGCTTTAATCCACGAAATAAAATTTAGAATATCCATGATTTATTGTATTATTATTATTAAATTCTTGCTACTGAAAGATATCTAGCTGCAATAGTAGAAGTCCCTCCAACTGATTCTACAGTAACTACAATATATGTATTAAGTGACCAGTTTATAAATCCTGCTGTCATTGCATTTTCAAAAATTCCAGAATTATATGTTGCTCCAGCATTACTTCCAATAGCTGAATCAGAAAATCCTACATTTGGGTTTGTTCCATTATTTAAAAATTGACAAGCATTATTAGTAAACCATATATCTTTTTCAATTTTTACAACCCTTTGATTTACACCTGATGTTGCAGTATCTGTATCTGCAATAAGAGTTGCTCCAACAGCATTAAAAATAGATCCTTGATTAGGGGCTGTATTAGTTATATAAACTTTTGTTTTTAAAGTTGTTGCTGCTGCTAGTTTTTGCAAAGCTGTATTTATAGCAAAAATAGGCCAAGAGCTATTATTATAAGTATTAGCAGGTATTGTGCTAAATGTAACAGTTATATTAGATCCCGGTGCTACAACAACTAATCCTGATGGAACTTTACTAAAACTTGGTGTAGCTGTTCCAGATGGACCTACAGGACCCTGAATCCCTTGAGGACCTTGAGGTCCGGTTGCTCCTTGGGAAGCTAATAATGCCCAGCTAGTTGGATCTGCAGAAGGATTAACTCCACCTGGTCCTACATTGGCAATACAAAACCAAGATGCTCCACCAAAACCTACTGCATCATCAACAACATATGTTCCTGCTGCTGACCATGCACCTTGCCAGTTAAGACCTGCTGGTCCTACTGGTCCTGGTACTCCTTGAGGACCCATTGGTCCTTGTGCTCCCGCAGGAAGATTTGCTAATAAATCCTGACTAGTAATAACAGCTGGTAAAAAGCTATCTCCTCTAGTAGGATCTTGAATTCCAACAGGAATTAAAGTATTATTAGGAAGAGTAGTGGTAATCTTTAAAGATTTAATCCAGCTTATAAAATTTAATACATCCATGACTTTTATACTATTGTTAATGTTGTACCTGCAGGTACAGTTAATGTTTTCCCTACGCACATTGCTAATGGTGATTGATATTCTAAATTTGAATTATCAGGCAATACTAAATTTTCATTAATACAACCAACTACTTTAAAACCATTAGCCCAAATAGAAGATGTAACAGCAGGAGTAATAGGAGTTATTTGAGAAATAAAATCACTTAATGTGATTGCACCCGCTAAATAACCATCATCTCTTCTAGCATCTTTTAATCCAAGAGGCAAAAGAGTTTGAGTAGGATTTGCAGTAGTAACTATTCTACTTCCTTTAATCCAACTTATAAAATTTAAAATATCCATGACCTTTTATTTTAATGTGCAATTATTATTTATTTTCTAATGCCTCTACTTTAGCAGACAATTCTTTAATAGCTTTAACCAAGATTGGTATAAGTTTACCATAACTTGCTTCTAACTTCTCTGGGTTTTCTTCATATACAAGACCTAATGTTTCAGCCATCTCATATTTTTCTTGAGTAGACTTTAAATCTTGTGCAATGAATCCAAAATCTTTTACACCATGCTTTCCATCTTCTTCTCTATCATTCCAAACAAATGATACAGGATTAAGCTCTTTAACAAATTCTAATCCCACTGCTAATTCAGCAACTTCTTCTTTGTCTCTTGCATCTGATAAAGATGTAATAGACGTTACTGCACATCTTAAAACATTATTAGAACTATTACCTAATGTAATTGAATTACTAGTGCTTGATGTAGGTGCTCCGGAATTTGAACCAATGCAAATATTATTTGAACCTGTTGTAATAGGATTTAAACCGTTTCCTTCACCAGCATATACACCTAAAAAAGTATTATCTGAACCGGTGCTAACACTTTGACCAGATCCCGCACCTACAGTTGTATTTGCACCAGAAGACGTAGTATTCCATAGAGATCGCCATCCAATAGCTGTGTTAGGACTAGATGTTACAGCTATAATACTTTTTAGTGCCCCACTTCCTACTGCTACTTGACCAAATGAGCTGTTTCCTACCACGGCAAGAGCTTGTTTACCCACTGCTACATTTTCAGAACCAGAATTAGTATTTGTTAAAGCAATAGATCCTACGGCAACATTATCATCACCATCTGTAAGTGAGCCTCCACTAAATAAACCTAATACGGTATTACTACTTCCAGTAGTAATGCCACTTCCTCCACTACCAACCATAAGGTTAGCATTAGCTGTTAATGATGCTGGAGCTGAAGCTCCAATATATTTATTTAATGTTCCTGGACCACCAGATAAAGATCTTAATTCAATACCGTTTACATCAACATAGTTTGCTGATTGTGGATTAACAATATCTACATTTATTGTACTCATCTTATTTATTTTTTAATTCATTAAGTTCTTTTGATAAATCTTGTATTGCTTTGACAAGAATTGGAACAAGTTTTCCATAAGAAGCTTCAAGTCTCTCAGGATTTTGTTCATATACTAAATTTAATGTTTCAGCTAATGCTGCATCTTCCTGAGATTTTTTAAGATCTTGTGCTATGAAACCAAAATCTTTAACATCATGTTTACCATTTTCATTTCTTTCATCCCACACAAACTCCACTGGTTTAAGAGTATTTACAAAATTAAGTCCTGCAGTTAACTCAGTAACTTCTTTTTTGTCTCTAACATCTGAGAGTGATGTTATAGAAGTAACAGCACATCTAAGAACTGTATTGCTTGAGTTACCAAGAGTAATTTCATTACTCACAATTGGAGTAGATGGTTCTGCAAGATAACCTATTAGTATATTGTTACTTCCAGAACTTAAATAAGATGCACCAGCTTGACCAGTACCGAGCATAACATTATTATTTCCAGAAGTTAATGTCCAACCCATTTGATAACCCACAATAGTATTCTGACTTCCGGAATTAAATGTTGCACCAGCTCGCAATCCTAAAGCTGTATTCCCTGTTCCACTAGTTAAACTAGGTAAACATTCATGTCCAACTGATGTATTACTTGATCCGGTTGCTAAACCTAGAGCTGAAACTCCAATTGCAGTATTATTAATACCAGTTGTTGTACTTGCCAAAGCATTAAAACCAATTGCTACTTGACCAGGAGTACCAGTATAAAGTTTTAAAGCTTCATATCCAATTGCTACACTGTTGTTACCTACTGTATTTGAATATAATGCAAAATTTCCAATTGATATATTTCTATTTCCAGTAACATTAGCAAATAATGAATTCATACCAACAGCAACATTATTACTTCCTGTTGTACAATTTACTAATGAATATGTACCAACTGCTGTATTTTGATTTCCTGTTGTTAGTGACCCACCAGCACTACTACCAATTAATGTAGTATTAGAACCTGAAACCATTGAAAGACCACCATTTCCAAAAGCAACGTTAGCAGGATCTCCTAGTGGGGAACTTATGTTTACTCCATTTACTCCTACAACATTTGATGATTGAGGAAGTATTATATCTACATTAATTTGGCTCATATTATATTATTTTAGTAGTAATTATATACACTATATCTATAATATAATAAAAATTATTTAGATAACAAACTTATAAGAAGAGTATTTATACTTTGTCCCCGATTTCTAATGTATCAGATATTATATGATCTACATCTAATAACATATCTAGGTTTTCTTGTGTGATTACAATTACATTTTCTACAACACCGTCTACTATTATGGCTACTCTTATCATTAGAAATATGTTATAATTAAACAAAAACCATTTCCTCCAGTTCCGCCCGCGCCTGAGTTTGCACCATTTGCAGATGCTCCTCCTCCCCCACCTCCGGCACCAGGACCTCCATTTCCACCCCTACCCCCAGCTATAGTGCCGGCTGCATCTCCAGAATTTCCACCACTTCCAGCACTTGCAAAAAATAATCCTGAAGGACTATTTGTTAGTAAACTACCATTATTTCCAGAACTACCTACAGCTGATGCTGTTGAAACACTTGCAATTGTTTGTGTTGTAGCAATACCTGTTATAAGAACACCACCTCCTGTATTAGTTGCATTTACTGTACTAAGGCCCCCACCTATTCCACCTCCCGTTAATGGTCTAGATAAATAAGTAGTTGAACCTCCTGAAAAAGCACCTGGTCCTAATGTTCCTGTAGCAAAAATAGATGAGCTATACAATACCCCAAACATAACTGAGTTTCCTATAGAAGAACCACCTTGTGCAGCAGCAGTTCCTCCAACACCACCAAATCCATTTCCAGTAGTAAGTTTTGCAGTAATAGCAGTACCTGAACCACCAAATAATGAAAGTCCCCCAGTACCTCCTGGTGAACCATTGGTATCATTAACTGCTATAGCAGGGCCCGAAGTTCCTCCTGTACCAATCCAAATATTTTCTGTTGCAGCTAAATTGTCCGCATTTATTTTAGCAATGTTAAAAGAACCAGATGAACCACCACCACCTCCATATCGTGCAGTATTAGTTGCCCCCCTTCTGCCTGATCCACCTCCTCCACCACCACTAACTAAATAAACCTCTACATATTTTGCTCCAGTAGGTTTAGTCCATACACCACTGCTTAAAAAAAGTTGAGTATCTATTGCTGAAACACTACTTGTATAATTAGGAATATTTAATGTGGCACCACTTAAAGTAGCTACACCTGATGTTCCTGTAGTAGTTAAAGTTAATTTTGGTTGATAAGTAGTAGCTGCTGTTGCAGATGTTAAGTATGGAGTTAGTGCAGATGAATCTATATATCCTGCAGGATTAGCTGCATCATACGGAGTATATCCAAGAGCTGTTACTACATCTGATCCTGTTATACCTGAGATAAATGCATTAGGATTTGTAAGCGGATAATAGGTACTTGCTGCGGTAGCCACAGTTAAATAACCTGAGAGAGCTGCAGTTGTAATATATCCAGCAGGATTTGAACTTAATGGATAATAATACATGCTATATGTAGATATACCCAAGTTCCAATCTACACCAGGGTTTGGATAGGTACCATATAAATCACCCCCGGCTGGCCCTGTAGGTGAACCACCTCCGCCCCCTGTTGTTTTTGGCTTTCCATCTGGACCAGTTATTTCTATTCCACCACCAAAGACATTACCATTCTTATCAATCAGTTGCATAGTCTACTCCGTAAATATAGTATGTTGTTCCTGGAATATCTGAATAAGCAGTTATCTTGTCTCCAGCTTTTAACGCATATTGCAAGTTATCATTAATTGTGTCACCCGCTGCTAGATTAAATTCATATAATACTTCACTAGTAGCTGTTGATGCATCATATCTTTCTATAGTAAGTACATAAGCTAAAGGATTATAAAACCTCATTGTTAATAGTTTAGTAGATACTACAGCTGTACTACCCGTAGCTAGTGTAGTACCAAGTACATTTAACTCACCTTGTTCAATGATTTCTGCCATACACTAATATACAAAAAAATCCCCAGCTTTGCAACCGGGGATTGTACCTGTATGAGAAACAAGGAAAACAGGCTAGAGTAGTAGGCCGATTGATAGTGCAATAGCTAACATAACGCCAATGCAAATATTTGCAATTTTAAAATCATCTTCATTAATTACATACTGCTGTGAGATTTTATCATACACAGGCTTATATAGTAAATGTGCTATTGCCCATAACATAGCAATAACTGTAAATAATATAATAATTGCAACTATTCTCATCACTTCATTTTTAATAGTTTCTCAGATAACAATAATGTTCTTGTGATCTCTCCAATTGCTTGGTCAAACAAAAGACTCTTTACTGGTGATCTGTTTTCATTATAGTTATCCTTAAGATCTTCTGCTAATTTAGAGAAGGTCTTTCTCAATTCAATAATTTGTTCAGACTCATTGATCTCTTCTGAGTCCAAACCTACTAAGATATCCCCGAAAGAATATATCTTAGTTTCTTTAAAGGCTACTTGTTCACTCATAATTTATCTATTCTTCGTTGTAAATATACTAAAGCTTTTTGTAAATCTTCTTTCTTATTAGAAGTTTTTTTACCAGCTCGTGCTAAATACTTTATAACATTCCCTAGATAAAAGTCTTCATCTAATCCCCAGGCTTCTAGTACATTAAATACCTCATAAGTATTTCCTGCTCCGCCATAATACTTGGGTCTATCAAGATTTACAAGTCTATCTTCAAGTGGTATCTGTTTAGATACTATCTTATCAAACGGTGTTTTCATTTGACTCTGATATATATCTTCTGATTCTTGTGTAAAGTTTACCATACTATTGCAATGTCTCGTTCAGCTACCATTAGTTTTACTCCATCTTCTAGCTCTACCGCTTCAGATGCTTGAAGTCCAATGATTCCCATGTAGACTTTATCCCCCACTTTTACTGATTCTACTTCATCCCCGATAGCATAAACTTCTAACTTAGTCCATGTCTTTCTCATGTCCATTTCAATTGCTTGCTTGTCAGCTTCACTTAATTCAAATGGAGATTCTTTCATTTCTGGTTTGTTTAATAAAACCCTTTTTCCTTTTAGTTGCATTGTATTGGTTTTTAATTTTTCAAATAATTCTCTAGCTTGCAGGTTATCTTCTGCAAGATTAGTTGCCTTTTCCCAAAGTACTTTTTCTTCTAGAGTCACAGACAAATATAAACAAAATTTATTTACCTTGACCTCTATATAACTTTTTATAGTTTTTGCTAGACTTTAAATTACTAGTTTTCGCTTTAGCATGTACACCTGGACGGGATACTTTTGGACTTTCAAGCTTAGTTGATATTTCTTTTATTTTTGCCATGATATAAATTATTAAGTACTATATAATATACTTAATTTTTTATTACCCGGTTATATGTAATATTGTTTTTTGCTCTTATGTCTTTGTGAGTAAACTGCCAAAACTCTCCCGTATCATTTAGAATCACAGTGTATATAGTATCTGTTTCATGCCCATATTCAGTTACTAACCAAATAACCCCCGGGCCTTTTGGTGTGTTTACTTCTACTCTATTAGTTGGTTCATAGATCATAATTCTCTATCTTAATTTGTTCATCCCTTTCTACTAGTCTTGTGTAGAGTTCAATATCTTTACTCCACTCTTTTCCTGTCCAGAATTCAAACCCTGAATAGTTTGACTTATACAGACAGCACTTCTCATATCCCCCCAACAAATATACATATTCGCAGCCAAGTAACTTAGCAGTTTCACATTCATACATTTGAGCTACTGTTCCTAGAGAAAGTTTAGGATCAGCATAATCCCAGATAAACTGGTATGCTACAAATTGTGTATCAAACTGTTTATACAAACTAATTCCCACCAATGTATCTGCCCAGTACTCTATGACTTTACAATCCTTAAAAGATTCTAGTTTAATATCCCGCTTAAATCCATGATATGTACAATACTTATCATACAACTCCACGTAAGCTTCTAGATTACCAGCAACATCCCCGTGTTCTAGTATAATTCTTTTAGATAATTTCTTTGTGGTTTTAGTTGGCTTGTATTCTGTTAGATCTATCCGGGTACTTCTTTCATTGTACCACTTCCCCTCCCAGGGAATCCATCCCTCTTTGAGTGCATCTATAGAAGATTCATTTTCTTCTAGTATACCATAGGCACAATTCACTATGACTTCTAGATCACTTACTTTACCAAAACCAT